TTGACGTCTCTGCCGAGTTCTACGGTGCCGTCGAGACGGACAATGTAATTGTAGCCTATCTCATTAAAGCCTCGTTGTTTATGCCAAAAGGCTATATCTTTGGCAGTGTGGTCTCTGCCCTCTGGTGTAGCGGAGCAGTGAACTACTAAGTAACGGATGTTGCGTGTGCTTTTTTTCATTTGGTTCTATTTAAGATTTATGATTTCAACATATACTTTATTTTTACAAGCGTATAGATATATCCTACTTCCTGTTTTCCCATTACATATAGTATCTTCTGTAAGGTAGACAATTTCTACTCTGTTTCTTGTACTCCGTAAGGTAATCTCTCCTTCATCAAAAGTTTTGAAGTATTGTAAACAAGCAAAAGTATCTTTCAAAGGGTCTAAATCAATGAAGCAAGAAGATTCAATATACAACATTCTTCCAAAGTTACCATTTTCATAAGCAGAAATTCCGTGAGTAGTTCCAGGTTCAATAGGATGATACTCAAATGCAATATAGCCTAACCTTTTAGTATCGGAATACCAAGCTAATGGCTCCCATTTACCTTCATCTGGAAATTTATTATTTTCATCAGAAGCCCTCACTAAAAGATGGTCATTTTCATATTCAGAATTATTAACAGTTCGTTTACAAAACTCTAAAGATGTAATATTTCCACCTCCTCTAAAACTTAGTAAAATACCTTGACCTCCAAAAAAATTATATGAACCCGATTGTCTTCCTCCTTTATTTTCATTAGAAATTTCAATTTCTCCAATATTACTTTTCCAAAAATTTTCTTCAGAAGGAATAGATGGCTTCTCCTTTATCTCACTCCATTTATGTGTGTGATTCTTGTCAGCTTTATCATCAATCTGTTTTTTTAAGTCTTGTGCTGTACCTGTGAAGTTACCTTTGGGTAATAGCTCTGAAGTGTCAGTGGGTTGCAGAGTGTCTAACTTCTGTTTGTATTCATTAGTAAAGTCATTTGAACTTAATTCTTTACCCTCTACCTTATCCACTTTTTTGTCAAAAAGAGCTTTGTGTGCATTGCTATCGTTTAGGTGATTGCTCAATTGTTCAGCTGAAGCTGTACCTTCTACGAGTTTATCCAAGCCCTCTACGCTTGCCATTGGTATCTTCTCGCTCTTGTGCCAAAAACTATCCAACCAAGCCCAAAATTGCTCTTGCGTTGGTTTTTTAAGATTAGAGAACCATTGCTTTAATGTTTCTATTGTTGTCATAATATCTTGTTTTCTAATTAGAATCCTACATATTCAATAAACTGTACCACACGGTATGGGGGCATATTATTGTGGGGCTGGTCGCCACCTACCTGGGAGGCTTCACGGTTCTTAAACATTCGTAAGGTATTGTTATTATCTGCTGCGCCAGGGAGTGCTTTTCCTGTAGATTTATAAGAGTCAAAGTCACCAGCACTTTTAAAATACTCGGCATCTTGCCAACCTATATCGGCTACGGCTATAGTATCTTCATAGCTGTGTTTGTGAGCGGGTATTTCGGCTATAGTGAGTTTGTGCGAGCGTTCTCCTCCCTGCTTTAACAGCTGGTTAAGAGCATAGTCTTGTGAGTCTTCGGGTTTCTTTACATAATCGGGATCTAAACCTATAGGCATTTTACCACGTAGATTAACATATTCACGCCAGCCTGTGGGTATTTCATTCGCTGGTTTGCCCCATAAAGCAATCAGACCTATGGGCACCGCCTGCTTTTGTTTTTTGAGTTTTTCTACTTCATCTTTTAACTCTTTAAGGGCTTTGTTTTCAGCTTTATTTTTGCCTAAATCTTGGAGGTTAGTAACTCGTTGAAAGTCTTCCCAATTGAAAGTATTTTCGGGGGTAGACCTACCAAAAGTGGCTGTACGGATAGTCTCTAAGGGACGCAAAAATCCATCTTCAAAGGTTACCTCATTGGTTACTTCCTTAATAAATATAGTATCACTCTTGGCTCCCCCCTCAAAGGGTAGCAGTTCTCCGTTTATGAAGACTGTACCTGTTGATATAGTATTACCTGTCTGCTCACATCCCGATATAATAGAAAGGTTACCGGCAAGGTGCCCGAAGTGGTTAAATAGACTATAAGCACTCTGCATAAAGGCAAGGAAGTTCACATCAAAAGGATAACCCGCCTCGTGTGTTAGGTTTAATTTATTCATTTTATTTAATTCTTATTATCCATCTTTTACCAGCGAGTTTATAGAAGTTTACGAAGGCTTCGAGCTTGTAGAAGTCGTATTCTAAATCTCGTGGGAGTACTACTACGAAGTCTACGCCTCCATCAATATAACTACCGCGTTGGTAGAGATATACTTTACCTAAGTACAGTGGTTTGTTGGCACTGCGAGGGTAGGTATAGAGGCGTGCATTCTGTTTTCCATCCTCGATATTAATCTCCCTTTTCACCTTGTCAAACTCATCATTAAGAGATTTGCGCAGATAGCATACTTGGCTGTTATGTGCCAAGTTGTATAAGTCGGCTTCGCGGGCTTGCTGAAAGTCGTACAGCAGTTTATGCAAGGGTATTGCCAACGCACGTAACCACGCTACCATCTTCGGCTTGCGTAGGAAGGTAGGTGTTAGCAGTACAAGCAGTTTGTCGATATTTAAATTATACATTGCTAACGTAGGTTATATCATTAAAGTTATCAATGGTAAAGTAGCCTGCAGTGGGTATTTTGCTTATCTCTATTGTTTCAAAGGCTCCGTAGCCTCCACCGCTGGTGATGTTTTTGCTTTGGGCGAGAACTAAGTGCGGTATCTTTACTCCTTCGGCTTGTTGGAGCGCATCAATAAGGTGTGCTAATACGAGTTCACCGTTAAAGGGTAAGCGTTTGAGGTAGCTTATTATAGTCTCTTCTACTGGTTTGGTTGCTTTAGCTATACTTTGTCCATTACTATCGAGCACCAAAGGGTCATAGATGATTTTCATTTGTAGGTGCAACACATCGGGCTGATAGTTCACCACTGATAGGCGTACACCTGCATCTTTTATCTCTTGCAAATACGCCTCAAAGCTCTGCCGTTGGGCATCGGTAATAGGTTGCAAGGTGTCGCCGTGTTCACCTGCTATTTTAACTATAAGCCTACCCTCGTTCTTGCTCTCCACCACTGCTGAGTATTTTATAATCTTACTCGCCTCTATCTGCTCCTCTGTTAACCATTGATTATTGTATTTATCACTGTCGTGAGCGAGGTAATAACCATACTGAAAGGCAAGGGCTTTACTTCTATACCAGCGTGCAGTATGAGGTTTTAATTCCGTAAGGCGTTTATCAATATCTGTCCTATGTAAATCGAAAAGCTTCTCTAAACTCCATATAGCCACCGAGATAATATATACCCACAGCCGCCATATAGCTACTTTGGAGGTGCTGTTGAGGTTTTCCAATGCGGGTTCTTGCGCCTTTTGAGCGTAGATGAGTTGCTGAATATCTTGAATACTTCTTGCCATAAGTTATTGTGGTAGAAAATAATCTTTTGTTACTATAAAATCTAAGTTAATAGCCCATATACTAATACCTTCTTGTCGTTCAAACACTTGTTCATCTTCTTTGGTAAAGGCTGTCGCGGGCTGTAAGTTCTTAGCGGTGTAGTAGGCTAATATATCTTTGTTAGTGAACGCTTCAGCGGGTAGTGCTAATATTTTGCCTGCCTGCACATCATCGGTAATGTTGAGGGTGTTGGCTTCAGCAAACTCAAAAATACTTTCTATCGTGCCCGTGTGTTGTAGAGCGAGGTCAAGTAGGCTTTGATTATGTAGGACTGTTATCTCCATTATCTTGGTTATTTAATTGCCCGTGAGGCTCTTCTTCTAATTCAAAAGTCTTATAGAACTTCTTATTGATTATCTTGAGCAGTACTTTAGCGAAGCGAAAGCCTAAGCTGTCTAAGTTCTCCAAGAGGCTCACTACTAATTGCCATATAATGGCAATGAGCATTACCCAATAGAGCCAGTGAAAGGGGTCGAACTCAAAACCTCCAAGACTTGGGAACTCTACATTAGCCGAGAAGGTATGCAGTATATAGATAGGCACTAAATAGGTAGCTATTTTTAAGAGCATACGTCCAAATTTGCGACTCTCGTGCTTTTCGCCTCGCTTTCGTGAGGCTTGTACCCCCGTTATCCATTCAAAAATGAGCAATACCACATAAGCGGTAAGGAATAGGTGGTTGAAACCAAAGAGAAAATGCACAGTGGCAAACAAAAAGGAGAGTATTACGTCCATCTTGATAAAAAGAGCTGAAAAGGTGTGACCAAAGGAAGAGTGTAGGAAGTCTTTGCTATCCCTAAATCCAAATCCTTGTAAAATGTAATTGAGTTTTGTCATATTGTTATTTTGTTTTTTAGCTAATTGTGCCTTTTCCTGCACTTGTAGTTGCTCCCGTTTGGGCGGTAGCTGTACCGGCTGTGCTTGCGGGTATACCCGCGCCTACTGTTACCTCTCCACTCTTGACGAATGCATCAATAAGGCTTGCCAAGCGTTCGGCATACTCTTCCATTGAGGTATCGGTTTTGCGTTGCATATCTTGTTGAAGGGCGATAATGCCTTGTTTTAGGGCTTGTTTATTTAGTGCCATAGATTAATTATATTGTCCGTCAATTAGTAATTTTCCACCCTCTTGTAGGGCTACATCATTAATTTGCATACCATCATACTCCAATTGTTTCTTTATTTCGATGAGTACTTCGGTATAGAGGTCATCGGCGAGCATTTGAGCAATGCCCACACCTACTTCGGGGTGTTCTTTCCCCTCTCCCTTCTCAGTAGTAAGGATAGCCTTTTGCTGTTGGTTATCAGAGTAACCTACCTCAAAATCACCATCCGTCGAAAGACGCAAATCATTGTTGTTGTCTATAAGTATATCTTTCATTAGGCTGTTTGCATTTGGTTTACACTGTTCACAATTCTCAAAAGCTCTTCTTTCAGTTGCGCCCCAAAGTTTTCTACACCCTCCCTCACAGAGGATACATATACCTTAGTGTCAGTGCCTAAGTTGCCTATCTGTATGTTGATATGGGTTTGACGTGTTCCTCCCGTTACGATATTGTCTTTAGTTTTAGCTCCTTCACCCGTCGTTGGCGTGGTAGCTTCTCCTGTTATAGGGCTTATTCCTGCAGGACTGCTTTCGGTTTTCATACCCAACTTGCCCATTAGGTCATCTTTTACACTCGAAATGCTTTTAAACTCTAAAGAGTCCCACGCTTTGCCGAAGGCTTCTTTGGCTTTGGCTCCTGCCTCTCTTGCTTTCTTATAGCCCTCTGCTACCGATTTGGCACGTTCTTGCAAGTCGTTTTGTATTTGGCTTATCATCGCTTGGTTCTCTTTGCTATCGCCCAAGCCTACTGCTTCTTTAAATTTGTACCACGCCAACTTACAAAGGTCTACTCCTGCCATAAAAGCGTTGATAGCTGTGTTCCAATATGCCTTAAATCCAAGTATAAAAGCCTCCCACAGATACTTCATTCCTTGTACGGTGTTATCCCACGCTTTACCCCAACCGCTTACACCCACAATGCAATAGGTGATAATAGCAATAAGAGCAATAATACCCGCTATAATCCACGTTATAGGGTTTGCCAAAAAGGCGAGGTTTGTCTTAATCACTGCCCAGGTGAGCCTATTTTGCAAAGCTGTAGCGATAGCCGTGTAGGTGTTGTGCAATATCAATGCAGTCGTGAATATACCTATAGCACCTGCAATAAGCCAAATAACGGGGTTTCCTTCTTGGAATTTCTGAATAAGCCACCCAATACCCTGGCCTATGCTTGAGAAGACTGCCGACATAAACTCTACCAAGGGACCAAGCATAGGGCTAATAGCTTCATATACTTTTAAAGCAAGTTCGGTGATAGAGTCAATCATTTTGTTAAACTTACCGCTGAGAGTTTCTCCTGCTTTCTCTGCACCTTGATAGAAAATTCCTTGCTTGTCGGTTGCCCATTCAAAGGCTTGTGCCAACTCTTGAGCTGAGATACCTCCTTGGCTCATTCGCTCTTTAAGTTGCGCCATACTTTCCCCCGTGCGTTCGCTTATCACCTGCAAGGGGTTGAAGCCAGCGTTTATCATCTGCATTAAATCCTGCCCTTGTAGCTTGCCCGCCGAAGTAGCCTGCGCAAAAGCAAGTGATAGACTCTTCATCTTTTGGGCATCACCCATTGCAATGTCGCCTATGTTTTTGAGTTTGCCAAAGGCGAACTCAGAGGAGAGCCCGAAGGACATCATTGTCTTCTGCGCTTCAATAAGTCCCGCCTTGTCGTAAGGCGTTTTTACCCCATAATCGGAGAGTTGAGCATATAATGCTTTAGCTTTTTCTACATCACCTCTAAGCAGGGTAGTGATATTAGCTTGTTGTAGGTCGGCTTCCATTCCCTTTTTGATACTTCCCCCTATCATAGCTCCCGTCAATATTAGGGGGTTCGTAGCTATCCCGGGCAGACTGTTCAAAGCGTCTGAAAACCAAGTTTTAAGCCTACTTCCATTGAGAGTTTGTAGCTTAGTAACACTGCGCTCTAACTTATTAATCTCACTGTTGTACTTACGAATAGCCGAAAGGCTACCTATAGGCAACAAATCTCGCTCGGCTTTGAGTAAGGCTATTTTCTGTTGCAAAGTATGTACAGACGTGCCCATTTGGGCAAAGCCACGAGAGACTTTTTTCTGTACATTCTCTAATTCGGCAAATTTTTCTAATATTGTATCGTTATTTATGCCAATTTTTTGTAACTTTGCACTGACAAAGTCTTTGAGAGTTAATGTATATTCTAAAATATTTGCCACAATGAAAGTCTTATTAATTTTCTTTAACCTACTTGCCTCTATTGGCTTATTGCTACTTATTAGTGCGGGGTTTTTCTATGGGATTGCCCTCCTTTGTGTGCCTTTCTATGCTACCTATAGGGCTTTTACCGAGAAAGAGCCTACCACTAAAAGGAGATACACCACCACAGCTATTGCAAGTGCAGTTTTCTTTTTCCTTATAGCGATACTTGCCCTTATGCTCTCCAAAGGTGCCGAACAAGCAAGAGAACGTAAAAGACTACAACAAACTACCTATACTACTTGTATTGTTCCTTCTCATTTTGTCTAAGCCATTCAAGCTCTTTTACTTTC